GGGTAGCCCTGTGTTGGGTACTCCGGCGATTGGACAGATTCACGTTCTTGGCTCTGACGGGCTGGTCACTGGTGCGCCGGTGCTTGGTACGCCAAGTCTTGAGATAGGCAAGGACCATCTCGTCGCCGCTGATCTGGTTGTCGAGGGGCCTGTCTTTGGCGCTCCAGCACTTCAGCAGATACACGCCCTTGTTGCTGATTTTTCTACGTCCACGCCAGTGCTTGACGCACCAGCATTGCGACAGGTTCACACGCTTGTCGCTGACGGACTATCCGTTTCGGGCCCTGTTCTTGGTACGCCAATGCTCTTTGATCTTGAGTATGTGCTGCAGACAAGAGCAGAGCTTAAGTCTTTAGGAACAACAAATTTTGCCACTTTATCTTTTGGAACAACCTACATCGAGCTTCGCTGTTATGGTAACTACGAAGTCAATGAGTTTGGAGAATAACTATGTCCACCACTGCAAAGATATACGAAGGCGTCGAGGGACTAATCATTGACTGCCAGCTTTATGACAAGACGAGAACCCCCGTTGATTCGCTTGGGATACTCTTCTGCGAGCTTCGAGTTATGCGCCCTGGAGCAACCGAAGAAGAAGTGTGGGACGCCGTGGCGACAGCTCCAAATATAGCGAGACATCTTGTTCCGACTGGGGCTGCGATCACCCCTGGAAAATACAAGATTCAGCCGTACATTGAAACGACAGATGGATTCAAAGGCTTGTGGGGAACCGCAGAAATGGTTGTTTCTAGAAAATGGAAATGAAATATTCTGACCGTGGTAAAATCAATCCTTTCGATGCGTACATGTCAGGATTTGCACCATGGATTACACCAAGACAAATTATTATCCTTGACAACCTTTGTGAAAAGTATATAGATACACTTACGGGTATTGAAAAAGAAGCATTTCTTGATTTTAGCGAACAAATAAAATATGAAGCTGCTATTAAAAGAAAACACTATTTAAACCAAACGGTATGAGAAAAGTCAATAATTGACCTTTCTTAAAAGGAAAGCATAAGAGTGAATTCTTTTGTAAAGGATAAGTTAAAATCGTGGCAAGAAAGTCCATTGCTGTTTGTGACTGAGGCTATTAATGTTAGGCCTTCGTCGCAACAGGCTGCTGCGCTTGCGACTTTCCTTGACCACAAACGCCACACTATTAGGTCAGGGCATGGTACTGGGAAGGACGCATTTGCGTCTTGGATTGTGCTGTGGTTCCTGACGTGCTTTCCTTACCCTAAGATCATGTGCACCGCCCCTACAGCGAGACAGTTGAATGATATTCTTTGGGCAGAACTTTCAAAGTGGACACGGCAATCAGTTCTTGCTGACGAGTTTGTAATTCAAAGTGATAAGATATTCCACAAAGATGCTCCGAAGGAGTGGTGGGCTAGAGCAGTAACGGCGTCGGTAAAGAGTTCTGCGGAAGACCAGGCTGAAACTCTCGCGGGCCTTCACGCTGAGAATATGCTGTTCGTCTGTGACGAGGCATCTGGTATTCCAGATCCAGTATATATCCCGCTGGAAGGCGCGATGACCCAGGACAACAACCGCGTTCTACTTATTGGGAATATGACGCGGAATACTGGGTACTTCTACGACTCCCATTACGACCCAATCCAAGCGAAACTTTGGAACCGTATCCACTGGGACTCCAGGAAGTCCACTAACGTCACCCCTGATATGATCGAGTATTTCAAAGCTAAGTACGGCGAGGAGTCCAATACATTTAGAATTCGAGTCATTGGTGATCCGCCGCTTAATGACGAAATGTCTCTCATTCCCCTTCATTGGGCGCAGCAGTGTGTGGACAATGATATTCCTGAGTACGAGGACGACGCCAGGATTATTGGCGTTGACGTCGCGAGGTATGGTATTGACTCCAGCATCATCCTTCCTAGGGTGTCTAACGTTATTAAACCTTGGGACGAATACAAGGAAATGAACACCAACATCCTCTCCCAGCTCTGCAAAGAGGAGTTTATCTCGTTTGAAGCTGACCGCATCGGCATTGACGAGATTGGAGTTGGTGGGCCTGTGCTGGATTGGTTAGTGCTGAACGGCCTCCGCGGGAAGGCTATTGGCGTTAACGTAGCCAATCGCTCTTTTGTCCCAGAGAAATTTTACCGTCTTCGCGATGAGCTTTGGTGGCGCGTTCGTGAGAAGTGTATGCGCGCGCAGTACTCCTTTCCTTCTGGGAAACTAGGCCAAACCCTCTGTGATGAACTTTCCTCTATCCGCTTTGATGACGGAGAAGATGGAAAGGGCATTGTTAAGATCGAGTCCAAGAAGGCTATGAAAGTCCGAAATGTTATGAGTCCCAACATCGCTGATGCGCTGTGTATTTCTGAATTCTTCTTTACGCCCATGGCGGGAAAAGTAACTGATCGCGGGAAAGTAAGCCCTCCCACAAAAAAGCTCGACCGCGCTCGGGCAGCTGTTAACTCTTCCAGCTATGGACGTTTTGCTTACCAGGTGGTATAAATGAGACATATTCAACACAATGGATTCGGGCCGCAGTTTGTGGGGTCATTGGCTGAAACAAAGAGTCCTGAGAAAGAGAAGGATGATCTCATTTCGCTGCATGGGAAGTTGCTCCAGTGGCTTCAGCGGTGTGAGACTTCTACTCCTGAGACAGAATTCCGAAAGGTCTCGAAGGAAGATTTGGACTTCTATGCTGGAAGGCAGGATCCTTTGGAAGTGCTTCAGGCCCTTGAAGCTCAAAAGCGTCCATGCGAAGTATACAACGAAGTGAAACCAAAGATTGATATGTTGGTGGGACTTTCCTCTCAGGTTCGGAATGACATGCAGCTGGTCCCGCACGGAGTTGAAGATGAACCTTTGACCGAGCTTATGAACGGCGTTCTTAAGCATTATCAAAAGAAGCTTGAAGTGCGCGATCGCGAGATGGAAGCTTTCGATTATGTTGCTAAAGCTGGAAGGGGCTTAGTTGAGCTTTACGTTGATGCCGATAATCCTTTTAAGCCTGAAATAAAATTTCGCTTTCACAAAGGTCATCGCTTTGGAATTGATCCCAACTTTCAAGAATACGACATGTCTGACGCAAGGTATGTTTGGACGGACGTATGGCTGGACGAAGACGACATTAAAAGGGTTCTGCCCGACTTTGACAAGCATGCAGTAGCGGGAAACGGCTTAGCTAATCCCTCAGATTACCCCATTTTCTGGGACGAAGCGGCAGAAAAATATCGTCTCGTGCAGTTTTGGTATCGTCAAACTGAGGAAGTAAATTGGATTGTCTCTCCATTCACAGGTCAGCCTGAAGCCATTCGAAAGAAAGAATGGAAAAAATATGTTGACTCCCTTGAAGAAATAAACGATGCAATAAGTAAGGGAGAAGATGTCCTGCAGAATGGGCTGAAGCCAGTGCAAGTTCCAAACCCTGTTCCCGGTTTTAAGAAGTTCGTGTATTTCGCTATCATCGACGGTTCAAAAGTTCTTTCTCATGGGGAAAATACTTACTGGCACGAAGACTTTCCCTTTGTGTTTATTGGTGCCTACAAGGATGATAACCTCAATAACTGGTTCGGCGCGATCACTATGATGAAGGACCCTCAGCGAGGGCTCAACACCATGCGACGCCAGCTAGTTCATCTCCTGCAGACAGCCCCGAAGGGAATCTTGATGCACGAGAGTGGGGCAATCTCCAACATTGAGGAGTATGAGAAAAGAGGGAGTGACCCTACCTTCCACATGGAACTCACCGCTGGTGGACTTGGAAGGGTAAAGTTTACTGAGCAGCCACAGATCAGTCCAGTGTACACCATGCTCGGGGATACTTTCGTTCAAAGCATGAAAGACTCCAGCGGTATCCAGGATTCTATGATGGGGATTCAGACATCCTCAAGAGAGCCTGGCGTCACCGTGCGGATGAGGCAGGAAACAGGATTCGCAGTCCTTTACGTTTTGTTCCACAATTTCAGTAAGTCTCGAAAGTTGATAACCAAGAAGCTCCTCTCCCTCATCCAGCAGTACGTTGACGAACCCACTATGGTTCGCATTGAAGGGGAAAATGGTATGATGCTGGCACAAGTTAACACCCAAGTCAACCCGCAAGTGCAGGGTTTCAATGACATCACCGCTGGTGAATTCGACGTCTACGTTGAGGAAGGAATCGAAAGCACTACCATGCGTATGGCAATAGCGCAGTGGCTCACCGACTTCGCTATGAATAACCCGAACCTCATTCCTCCTGATGTGATAATGGAATACTCCAACATCCCATTCAGCGTCAAGCAGCAGGTCAAACAATGGATCGCTGCCCAGCAGGAAAGGGAAGATGAATTTCGTAGAGCAGAACTTGCACTTCAGGAGCGCGAGATCGACATAAAGGAAAAGGCAGCTACCAACGCTTCAAAAGCTCGTAGCAAATCCAATTAACAAGTGGGAGGCATTATGGCTGGCGAAAATTTGAATGATCTTTTTGACGTAGTTCCTGAGGGTGAAGCCCTTGAGACATCAGAGGCTGTGGCTGCGGAAGTGGAAACTGAAGTTGAAGTTGAAACTGAAACTGCACCCGAGACTGTTGTCGAGGAGAAGGTTGGTGAAACACCTGAAGAAGCTGCTGTTGAAACTGATCCTACACCCGAAGCTGATCCTACCCCAGACGCACCAAAGAGTACTGATGAAGTATCTCAGCTTCGTATCCTACTCCGAGAACAGAACCGTCGTATTAGGGAACTTCAATCCAAAGTGGAGAAGTCCACAGGGGAATTGAAAGAAAAGGGCTACATCGAGGAACCTGACGAGGAAGAGCAACTTGAAGCGGAAAAGACCAATACTCTCCGCGCTATCCAGCTCGAAACCCTCCTCGAGACAATGAGAATAAATCCGAAGTTTGAGGACGTGGACACTGTTGTGTCTCAGTCTCGCTTCGACGACATGGTTGAAGGGTACGCTTTCGCTACTGCGCAACAGCAGGGCGGTAAGGCTGAGGACTACATTGACGCAGTCGCAGCAAAGATCTGGGCAATGCCCAATCCTTACCGCTTTATGTACGAAAAAATCAAGGCGTTTCACCCGGACTTTGCCTCGAAAGAGGAAAAGAAAGAGGAACCTGAAACTCCTAAAGCTCAACCGAAAGCTGAGCCTAAGCCCAAAACCGCACCGGCTACCATCTCCAACCTCCCTGCCTCCAACGAGGAAAGTGGTGGGTGGACTTCTTCTCGCATCGACAACATGAGTGAAGAAGACCTTGTCAAAGTTCCAAAAGACATTTACCAGCGGTATTTGTCCGGGGACTTGAAGTAACATTTCAAACGGAGAAAGGACATTTATTGACCTTTCTCGGAGGACCATTTTATGGCTGATCCTACTACTCGCTTCTTGACGAATGATCCGTTGACCAGGAAAAAATGGGCAAGAGAGCTTTTCTCTGTTGTCCTTCCTTCTGTGGAGTTTAACTCTATTGTTGGTTCTGATGCCAACGCCGTTGTGCAGATGAAAAAGGAACTCGCCAAGGGAGAAGGCGACGAGATCACCTTTGGTATCCGTTTGCCCCTGACTGGTGAAGGCGTTGTTGGTGACAACACTGTGGAAGGGAACGAAGAGCGTCTGCGCTTCAGAAACTTCAAGTGCACGGTGGAAGAGCTGAACCACGCCGTTGATACTGGTGGTAAGATGGAAGAGCAGCGTGTACCCTACAACCTCATGCAGGAAGGCAAAGATGCTCTGCAGGAATGGTGGGCTTCCAAGCTCAGTGATTACATCATCAACTTGCTGTTCAGCAACTCCGGCTACAAAATTGCCGGTGGTGATTTCGCTCAGGCGATTGACGAACCTTCTGCGTATCGGCACATTATTGCTGATGGCGTTGCCAACGAAGCAGCCCTTACCAGCGCCAATACCATCAACCTGGGCTTCCTTGACAAACTGAAGCAGCGTGCGGAGATTCCGATTGCTGAGAACCAGTACAAGATTCGCCCCATTATGATCGGTGGAAAAGCTCACTACCGTGTGTTCATGCACAACTACACCTTCGAAGAGCTTCGCCAGAACACCAACGTCGGTGAATGGGGAGATCTGTTGCGGGCCGCTCAGAAGTTGGCAATGCCTGAGACCGAGATCGTATACAACGGTCTTATCATCTCCAAGACCGAGCGTGCTCCGCTCATTGTTGATGCTGGTACCAACGACGGTGCAGGCGTTCGTCGTGTTGCACTGTGTGGCGCTCAGACCGCAGTATGGGCATGGGGCGGAGCTGGTGATTCCAAGTCCACCACCATGGCCTTTGTTCCTTACCACCGCGATGCCGAGCGTTACGTTATGATTCGCGGTGGCGGCATCTGGGGTGCGCGTAAGGTCAAGTTCGAAGGTCATGACTTCGGTATGATGACTGGTTCTGTTTGGTCTGCACCTGTTTCTGCGTAACCAAAATTGGGAGGTTACATGATTAACGTTCTTGCAAATCGCGCGGCTGATAACTTTCGTCTTATGCGGAGTGGGAAGATTACCCTCTCCGCTGACGAAACCTATGCCGCGGTGAAGGTCCCGAAAAAGGCCTTTGTGGTTGGGGTGTGGTTGGAAGTGCTGACCGCGTTTGACGCTGTTGATGTGGCTGAAACTGATGGTTCCTTGACCGTTGGTTTCACTGGTAACGGTGAAAGCGCCGACGCTGATTACTTCATGGCCGATGCAGTATCTATTCCTCTCGCCACTGGTATGAAAGAAGTCACCAAGGGTAAATGGTTCGGCGACGCAAGTGGCCTTATCACCTTGACTTCTGCCGCCGGTGACACTCTGGTTGATCCCGTCGTCCGCGTCTGGGTTCTCTACAGCGTAATTCACTAATCCATAAAGGAGAAAATATATGTCTACTATTGTATTGCTCGATTATCGCAGGCCTGACCTGCGGAAGCAGACGCTTGAAAATCCTGTATGGATTACGTCTGACGTGTTTGGAAAAGAAGCTGATGACAGAGGCGCGCTGCTTTTCAGCTTTCCGAAAAGTCCTGTTCCTGACAACCTCAGCCCTTACAGCACCTATGCCCCTGCTGGTGACCTCGGCATCAGTGGCAAGTGTTACATGATCGAAGACGCAGTCGTCGAGATCATTGAAGGGTTTGTTGGCGGTACTGTTCTCCTGGACGTTGGTATTGGTACTATCGCCACTGATGCTGCAGTGAATGGTGATGACATCACCTACTCCGCCAACGACGGAGTTATTGACAACGATGACATCACTGAAGGGACCATTGGGTTCTACCCCACTGGTGTTTCCACGTTGGCCAGGACTTTGGTTGTTAATGCTGACACCAGCACTCCTTGCATTTTTGCGGCTATCACCTCTGGTGCTGCAATAACCTCAGGAAAGGCTCGCCTTCACCTGAAGCTGTCTCGCATTGGTTCGGTAAAGTAGTTTAACCTTCAAAAGAGAGAAGGGTCAGTAATTGACCTTTCTCTCATCTTCTCAAGGAAGGAGTGAAAGAATGACACTTCAAGAAATAATTGATGAGATACATCTTCTTGTGAAGGATGATTCTTTCTTTACACCGGAAGAGGGAGAGGAATTTCCAGCGGCGCTGGTAAGGAGGGTGAATGAAGTTATTGCCTCCGCGTGCGCGCAGCCTGGGGTTGAAATTCCTTCTTTGAAGAAGATGGGGCAGTTTACGACAGACACCGTTGATCCTTATGCTACCGTTGATGGACTTAATGTAAACTTTGCTGGGAAGATTTTAGCAGTTGGAGATCCTTCAAAGGGTGTAAAGATTTATGCAGCGTTGGAAGATCTGTATGCTGACTACTACCCACTGACAGAAGTTGGTGATATTGAAGGTGTGTTTCTTGCTGGGAATGTAGTGTGGTACCAGAAGATACCAGCAGTATCAACTGATGTTCTTTGTATTATTCAGGATGAACCGCCGCTTATTTCATTTGGAACTGATCTTATCCCAGTGATTCCAGAGTTCCTTCAAAGGCAGATAGTTGCGCACGGGGTTGCTGCGCTTTTGTACGATTTCATAGAGGATGGTGTTGATGGGAACAAGAACAACACCAATAACTCTAAGGGAGAATTTATGCGTGGGATTCAGCTTTGGAAAGAGTTTCTCGGCTCGAGAAGGCAGCATAATAAAACTTCCCACTGGAGGTATTAAATGGCTACTGCTCCAGTGTTTAGAAGGTCCCTTGGACTTAACAATGTAATTGAAGCACATCGACTGGTGTACCGCGAAGATGGTGCGTGTCCTTTTGCTGAAGCAGTGAATATTATTATAGATAATAATGGTTCGTTTAAGCGGAGATTTGGGATTGAAAAGCTTCATGATGGTGGAGCCCACTCCCTTTGGTCTAAAGGGGAGTTTTGCTTTTTTGTTTCTGGCGGGGATCTTTATAGATTATTGCTTGATAACTCAGTGGTGCTTGTGACTTCTACTGTTGGTGATATTCCAATGTACTTTGAAATGATGCACGGGAAAGTGTATTGTTCCAATGGACTGGTGCGGTTGATCCTTACTGATACTACGGTCTCGAACTGGGTAGCGAACGTCCCGTCCCAGATGAAAGATGACAAAAGAGTTCTTGGGATGGTTTCTAACTTTACTAAAATGGAAACGCACGGTGGAAGGTTGTTTGTGCAGACTCCTGAAGGAATTTGTCAAAGCGAACCTGGAAATCCATCGTGCTTTGACATTGCAAACTGTCTTTTACCGTTTCGGGAAGTGCATGACTTCGTTTCAGTAGGGTCTGGGATGTACCTTTCTTGTGAGGACGGGGTTGTGTTTCTGGAAGGGTACTCAAAAGAGAATTTTCAGCGGAAGGTTGTTTATAGTAAAAAAACCATTCCTGGAACTATGACTATGCTTGATGGGTCAGATGTTGGGGACGGTATCACTACTGAGTTTTACGGTGTTACAGCTGTTTGGGTTTCAAACAATGGCGTTTGTTTTGGAGACGCTAGAGGGTTTGTGGAGAATAAAACTTCACGAAGCCTGTCATTTGATAAAGCTGTTTCAGGTGCTGGTGTTGCTATTCCTGGACAATATTTCTTTTCCTTGGAGGTTGAATAATCATGGCTATTAGACTTTCGACTGGTTGTGCAAATGCTCTTGCTGGTAATACTTCGACTGGTGACGCATCACTGCGAGATATTTTTCATGAGGGTGTCATCGCGGTCTACACGGGAGCGCAACCAGCAAATGCGGATGCTGCTGAAAGTGGTACACTTCTTGGGTACATTACTGTGGCGTCTGGGGCGTTTACTCCCGGAAATGGTGCTAATGGTTTGGTGTGGGAAACTGCTGTGGCTGGTGTTTGCCCAAAGCCAACAGAGACTGAGTGGTCCATCACCCCCATTGCTGACGGTACGGCTGGATGGGCAAGGCTTTATGCCAATGACCGTGTGACCGGGGCATCGTCGTCAGCAAAGCGTCTTGACATGGCTTGCGGTATTGGCGCTGGAGAATTGCGCTGGACCACAACTGCATTCACTACTGGCGTTAAGTTTACCATTGAGACTTTGAATCTTGGTATTTCGCTGACGTAAGGGGCACTAAATGCCGCTTTTTAAATTCTCCACCCCGGTCAATGCTGGGCACATTCTGCTTCAAATCTCTGTAGACGGGGATGCCCTTGCCCCGTCGTACGGGGATATTGTGCTGGATGGGATGGTTTCGATTCTTGGGCAGCAGACGGCTGTCAAGGGAGAATGTGAGCTGGTTGTTTCTGCGCTTCTTTCTGGACAGGCTTTTGCCCCAGCAGAAGGAGACATCCAACTTTCAGTAGTAGTATCTGGATACTCAGACGGTGCGGCGGATAAAACAGGTTCTGCTAATATTCTTTTCTATCCGCATTCTTTCGTAACGCTTGATGGCGATGCTATCTTAAATGGGGTAGCGAACGGAAGCATAATCATTCGTGGCGTTGAGATAGCGGGAAGGGAAGCAGCGCATGGTTCTGCTGTGCTGCGGAAGCCGATAGTCAGTGGTTTTGGTTCACGAAGAGTAGCGATTGGAACCATACTGGTTGAGGCAGCACTGAGTGGAAGTGGAGTATCAACATACGTTCCAGAGAGAACTGGAAGTGGTACATTGGTTATAGCAGCACCAGCGTTAAGCGGCTTTGCCGCTATCCTTACAAGTGTTGTGCGCGAAGGAACTGGTAGCTTGGTATGTAAGCCAGTAAACGTGTTTGGAATAGGGTTGACTTCTATACATGAATCTCCTGACGCAGTGATTAAGTATGAGTCCAATAGGAGACTATTATGACAGCAAGTAAAGTTGGTTATACTGAAGGTATCGGTTTAAATCTTGCAACATATTCTTTTACTGAAGACGCAGTAACAAAGCATGTTGAAAGAATTGCTCCGGCTGCCGGAGTGATGAGCGATTTTGACGATTCTGCTACTGTCACTGCATCTGGCCTCGTTTCTGATTTTTCGGCTTCTTGTATAGGGAAGGGTCGGATAATTGTTGGGGCAAAGGCAGAATCGGTTGCAAACACTGAATTCTGTACATTCCGCCTTGTTTTTAAAAATGGTACAGGAGTTGTGATAGGGACGTCAGTTCTAACACAAAGTACGTTTACTGAATTAACCAGTGGTGGGAGTCCTGACTATCGGTACGGAACAGCGTCAGTGTTTGCTAATGATTGCTGCGCATCAAGTGTTGAGGTGTATGTTGTGTCTATCCCGTCTGGCAGCACTGTTACAATGTACCTGGCAGCAGTATGAGCACGCTCTTAGAGTATCTTGCACTTAGTAAGTTTTCTGACGCAAAGCCAGATAACTGGAAGGCTAGCTTACTCGCTGAGCAGCCATTTGGTTTCGACGAGTTTGCAAATTTTGTGTCGTTAAATGCCTACAACGAAGGAGCAAATTTGACTGCGCCTTCTTTGGTAAACTCTGGAATTCCTTGTGTTGCAAATTTCAACGGATTTTACACTGACGACGTACGGCCATTTGACTTTGGTGCCGAAGACTTCACCGTAAGAATTCAGTTTGGGTTTGGATCTTACTACGCGTATAATGATCTTGAGGGAGAGCAGCTTATCCCGGCGCTTGTTCTTGGCGAAGTCAAAGCCACAGCACCATTTGCTATTGTCATGCTCAATCCAGGCTATCCAACGAATGTCCAACAAGGTGATATTGGGTTTGTGCTTAATGACTCAAATGGTAACCAGGCGTACTGTTACCTGTCTTCAAATGATTGGTATTTACCAACATATGGAGCTGTGTCGCATTTCGAATTTTCTAGGCGTGGGCAAGTATTCACTCTAAATTATATGGGATTGTACGGTTTGAAAACTGTCTCGAACACTTTCCCGAGCTTTGGTAGTGTCGATGTTTCTGGGGTATCGAGAGTGTATTTAATGTCTGGGCCAACATTTGGATCAGTAAACAATACGTTTCGAGGGCTGCAAGTTACTAATGGTATGAGCAGAACAGCGGGTAATGCATGTTTCGGAGCGTATAATTCCGCTGCTAGGTATCCAGTGGCGCCCCCGGTGGATGAGGTAAAATCGAGTGCTTTTGTTCTGCAAAATCTTAATCGTCCCATTGTCGGGATTGTTTCAGAAAAAATCGCAAAAGGCGCAGTGGAAGTATTCTCGTCACTATCTGGAACTGTTGACGTTGAAAAACTAGGGTTTGGTGATATTTCTTGTGCGGTTTCTTTTGACGGAGAAGGAACACTTCCGATAACTGACGAGTATTGGGATGATGTTGCTGTTGTCTTTAATGCTAATGACTATTCAAGCGCAACGCTTGACGAAGACGCGAAAGGTAATTCAATATCTTGGCATATTAACGAAAACTATTCATGGATTGCTGTTGATCCAGCAGATATAGTTACACTTTTGAGTAACAGTGCAGTTGATTTTAAATCACCGCTTGCATCAACGTATGCCGGGTATCTAAGAAGGGCCACGTTCGACACTCCAACAACTGTTGACTTGTCTGGAGATTTTACATTTGAAGCGTTTATTTATTGTACTGGGTCTGTTAATGACGCAAATAGGCTTATAGCTAAATTTAACGCAAACGCTATTTTAAGATCAAACGGCGCGTTTAGAGTTTTTGACGCCCAAGATGGTATAAATTATTATCTTGGGTCAGGTTTATCTGCGTACATGGATAAGATTACGTACATTGCTGTTACACGAGAATCTGGAACTATGAAGCTATATCTCGACGGAGTTGAGAAGGCATCTATGACATTCACTTCAAATATGTCTGGTCAACTTCAGCTTGGTACTGATAACTGGAACATGGCGATGGACGATAAGGTATTCTCTATGCGTGTAACCCCAGGTATTGTTAGAACAATAACGGCTCTTTCAGACGTTGATTTTCCACTGGAGTAACGTGAAATGCCAAGACAAACAATTATTATCAATACTCACAACTTCGCCCCCGCACAGTTCTTCAATCATTCCGCAAACAGCGCAACGCTTTTCAATGGGAAACTCCTGTTCGCAACCAGCGAAGGGGTTTTTGAAAGTGCTGGAAGCAATGATGGTTATGAGGCCGACGGAATAACTCCTATTCCAATCGACGCCCACGCAGTCCTCCCCATAGCTGACTTTGGCTACCAAGGCCAGAAGTCGCCGCGTTCAATGCTTCTTGGTGGGCGTTTTGAGGGTCAGATGGAAATATCCATTACTGACGAGAAAGGTATAACTCAGGAGTACCTTACAGAAGGTATGGATAACGAAGATGGTACGAAGGTTGCCCTGCGCTCGGACCAGCGGAGCCGTTACCTCAAGGTCAAGATCGCCAATGTGGACGGCGTTGATTTCTCGGTTGACTCTGCCGATCTCATCTTTATTCCTGGACCGGAGCGCAGAAAGTGAGAATCTTCCTTTCCGGTAATGAAGAAGTTTGTAAATGGCATTTGCCAGTTGCTAAGGGACGGGCACTGGCATTTGCCGCTTTATGTAAAACTCGAAAGCTATTTCAAAATGTAACCTCTTTCACATTCGTTGATACAAAAACTGAGGTTAGTATTCAGTACATAAACGGGGAAATTACAGTTAGGCTGTACTCACCAATACATGTTTTTAATGTGGTTAGAAAAGAAAAGCGTAAGGAAGAAAATAAATTTAACTTTCTTATTAGTGTAGGCACCGAAGAAGCTGGGTACTACGTTCTTATTGTAGATAATTTTGGTAACACCATAAGCGTTGAGTTCATTCTCACATATGCCGAAATAAACACAAAGTACCAAAGAGAAGTTTGCACAGAAATCTACAGTGCAAAGTATTCAATAACTTATCTTGACGACGCACTTGGTACACTTGGTCCATTAACAGAGCATTTCGAAAAACCAGATGTTCCTTCTGGCTCGGTTGACTTTATTGATGGCTGCGTAATTACTCCAACCGCAAAATGTCCTATTGAAGTTGCGGATGATCTTGAAAGCTGTGTTGCGGATTATACTGATTCAGTTGTGGTTACTGCAGGACCAAGTGACAACACAAACGAAGACGCGGTAATTACACAAGAATACTTTGCACGCGCCGCGATTAGACTTTGGTGTGCCGATAGAGACGAAGTAAATTATCAATCACTTTTTGGGCATAAGCATGATTGGATTCAGACACTTAAAAACAGTGTTGGCTGGCTTACGTTTGGTACCAACGCGCAAGTAACGAATGGTACTATAATAACTTACGGTCCAACTTCCATTTTTCTTTTTTATAAACTACTCAGTAACTTATATCAGTGTACTTCTATGTGGGGTGACTCCAGTACGCTACACGAAAACATGCTACTTGCTTATGGACTAATTACTTTTCAGTCGTTACCAACACCAGTTGGGTACGCAAAATTTCTACAGTCTACTATTACTGATAGTATGGTAAAAGAGTTTTTAACCGATCAGGATATGGCTTATGGTAGGGATGACCTTTTCACTTATATCCCAGTTGACAACGAAGTAATTAATGACATTCTTAACGTAGAAACAAGAAGTAAGTACTACAGTTTTTCTATTCCTACCCGCGCAACAGTAAGCGGATCAACGGCATACCTTTCTCCAATGGTGTGTCCGCTTACTAAAGGAATAGTTACTGGTGGTGTTCCTGGTTTTATGAGTAAACGGAGTAATGTTGCTTCACATGATATAGCTTTAGCGGTAAATAGTTCTTTGGGGAAAGTACATTTATACTTTAAATCTTTCCTTGAAGCGGAATTCGTGTATGATACTTCGGCATCGCGGTATGATAGAAATAATCTACGCCAAGCTTTTGCTGGTATAGGAAACTTTGTAGGAAATCCTGATGAGGTAATTAGAGCCATTGCTAATTTCTTTAAGTACGTTCGGTATAGAAATCTTGGTATTTCACAGCTAAGTAATGATATGCCTACTGACATAGGTACAATACTAGCAATGACTTCCGATGAGCTTGCTGTTTTCACTGATTCAGTATTTGGTGCGGTAGAGTGTTATATTGTCGGAAATGAACAAACAACTAATGACGATGACGCAACTGCAGTATTTGAACTAGTAAATGCTGAAAGAGCTTTAGAACTTATCGCTCCACTTACAATCGACTTTGACCTTCAGTACGCCGCTAAAATTCATGCTGAAGATATGGCACAAAATAACTTCATTGGTCACTATGGTACAGATAATGCTTCGCCGTTTGACAGAGTTTCTGCAACCAACTTTGGGTACAGAATTAAAACTGATTATACTGTTGGTGAAAACTGTCAATATGCTTCTGGTGATATAAGTCCAGAAGCTGCAATAGTGGAGTGGATGTCTTCTATCGAAGGACACAGAGAAGCTATTTTAAATCCTGACTTTAAATACACTGGGATAGCCACGGCGTTTAGTTCTACTGGTGTTGTGTATCGCTGCCAAGTTTTCGGGCAACTTAATTAGGAGAGTATTATGACAGCTTTAGAATTTTTGCTCCCGCGTACTACTGGTAGTATCAATTGGAAAGATGAGAAAAATGAACCTGGTGTTGATACTAAAACGCTAGTTGACCATAGGTTTTCAATAGTTCAAAACATGATTGAAGAGGCTACAGCTGACTTTGCTTCAGCGCTAGACACAATGCGGGCTTCTCTTGCACCGATTGTGGTTAACAGTATTCCAACAAGCGGCATTGAAGTTACTGAAATCGGCGCGGCTATACCAGACTTTGTTGGTACGTTTGATGCTGTCTTTAGTGCTGTACTTCCTGAATTTTCAGTCGTGTACACTGAGCCAGATGGAAAGCCTGACTCTTCAGCATTTGAATGGGAAGAAGGAATTTTTTCTCTTACTACAGAATTAGTTGACAAACTGGCATTTTGGTTGTTGAATGGTGAAAGTGCAATTCCACAGGCACTGTTCGATGAGATGTACGCTGTGGCAACTACGGTACTTTCAGAAGATGTTACTGCTCGAAGGTTAGTGCTAGTTTCAGAAGCCGCAGCGCGCGGTTGGGACTGTCCGGAAGAAATTGAAAGTGCGAAACTTTTACAGCTTGAAAGGGAGTACAGTAAAGGTGCAGCTGAGGTTGCATCTAACATCGCCACTAAAAACATGGAATTGGTTCAGGCTAATTTCCACAAAGCTGCTGAAGTCGCGGCGCAGTACATTGCGACACAGATGGACTACAACATCAAGAAGAACAGTGCAAAGATTGACTTTTATAGTGCGTCGGTTGACGCTTGGGTTAAGCAAGTTGAAGCAGAAATTAGCCGAATCACTGCAGAAGTAACGGCGTTCCAAGGTCAGGTTGAAGGGTACAAAGCTGCAGCGTTGGTGTACAAAACTGAAGCTGATGTGTTTGACTCTACTGTGAGAGCGTACGTTGCACTGGTTGAAGGAATGAAAGCTAAGATCGGCGCGGCAGTTGAAAGCATTAAAGCTGAAGTGCTGGTGTATGAAGCTGACTCAAGGACTGCCATCGAGAATGAAAAGCTGCGAGTCGAAGCGCAGATAGCCAACAACGAACTGGGTCAGCGGATTGCTGAAGCTGATAGTAATTTCCATGCACAGTTAATGGCAAGCGGTATGGGAGCACTGCATGTACAAGCTGGTGTTAGTGCGAGTCATAGCACTGGTGAGCAGGTGGGATTCAGTTACCAGTACGGTGAAAACTACGGTGAGCAGCAGAGTCGTTCTGAGAACATGACCATCTCAAGAGAAGTTGAGTAAGGAGAAAACCATGGCGACAAAGAAGAAAAAGGGAATGAATGTTGAGTTGAATGACTTTGACTTTGACGAGCAAGACATTGCTCGGATGCAGCAGGAAAGAGCTGGTGCTGCTGAAAGGGTGGCGAAGTTCAATAAAGACTTTGAACCAACTGGGAGTGCTTTTAATGACACTGGGCTGCTGTCTGGGACGTCGCGTGACATCAAGACAATGAGAACAATAGACACCTTTCTGGATAAGGCTGCTGACAGAGCTGCAACCGTACGAGCGCAGGACGCTGGTCTCGAAGTGGAAAGGGGAAAGATTGGAGTAGATACAGCTAGGAACACAATCTTTGATAAGCAGATTGATAACCAAATGGAACTTGGACTTAAAGATATTGACCTCGGAAAAGGTGAACTTGACCTTAACAAGGATATTTTTAAACAGACATCTGACAGGTACAAAAAGTACGGTGAGCCGGCTGACATCATGAACCTTACTGAAAAAGCCGCCGGTATTAGAGAGGGTCTTGGTGACATTGGCTTAGAAATGGGCGATGAAACAATGTCAAGTGTTAATCGTTTTATCAAAGGTGATAGTGTTGCAAAACCATCTCAAACTACAATGATTGACGAAGCGCAAACAATGTACAACCAAGTGCCTGAACAATTCCCAAATTCAGTAACCGGACTTCCAACACTGTCATATGAATCAAAAGGTGTATCGCCGATTTTCCAAGCTGCTAATCTCGGTGTAATGCTTGGAAAGAAAATCAATCGAGCAGCGACGCCAGCTAGATCTTCATTGCGGCGTCGCATTAAGAAAGTTCAATAATTGACCTTTCTCTAAAGGAGAAGTAAATGGCTATAATGAGCATGTCAGGGCTTGATCCCGATTTCGGTGAGGGAGGGGGACTTTTCAAAGAACTCCGCGCACGAAAGCAAAAGCTCAATGAGACTTTCGAAAAGAAAGTAGAATTATCTTTTGACGAAAAGAAGATTGGTGAAGGTGTTTCGCAGTATTTTGCGACGCAACTTCCAGCTGGAAAGAAGATCGATGGCTCGAAGCATCCCACGGCCTTTGCAGCTGTTAACGCGGCGTTTGACGAAGACGATCCGCGCAGAGAACTCATGCCTGTGGTTAGGGATAATTACAAGGCGCTTCTAAGGAATAAGGAATATGCTGGGGCGGATGCGAATCAACTTCTGGATATTGCGTACCAAGCTACAGTAAAGGGAACGCCGTCACCTAACTTGGAAGGGGCGCCGATTGAAGATGACATTCATAGGTATAAGTTTAAAAACGATACTGCTCTCTTTGGTGGCGGGAATGTTGCTGCTGCGCCAGGGTATGATGAATGGCTGCAGAAGGAAAAGGAAAAGCCTATTGAAGATAGGTTGACTGGGTATGGGGAAGCGGCAGCTTGGTGGGCCGGCGGTGATGCAGCTTTTCATGTACTGAAGAAGCCTGTGAGCAATGCCATTGGAAAGGCGCTGCTTGCCACTGGTGTGAAAGGATTGCAGGGGATTGGTGGAACACTTGCAAGGGTTGGTCCTCCGCAAGCTAAGCTTTTGGGAACTGTACTTATGGCTGCCGCGGCGAGTGTTCCAGCGACTTATCTTGGGAATGCTGTAAAGAAAACTGACTGGTACAAAGCGCGGGAAGATGAGCCGGTTAAGCAAGCACTGACAGGGATTGGTGTTGAACTGCTGGCTGGTGTCGGTGCTATGCGAGGGATTGCAAAGCAGGGTCCTGGTGTTTTGAAAATGGCCGCTGAGAAGGGCGCAGTTACTGAAGCAACGATGCGAAAGTTTATGTCGGATCAGTCAGCTGAGAATATCATTACAGTCGCAACGGCGCGAAAGGCTGAAAAGAAAGCGCTGACCGAGACTAGTGATTTGCTCACGAGGGTTGCGAGTAAAGGCGAAAGGCAGGCTTGGTACGATAAGCTCTTTGAGAGTGACACTAGTGTACTGAAAGGTTATGATGACACCAAGGCTTTGGGTGGTGTTGCGAGAGGTTTGAGGGATGATGTTTCTGAAAGTTTGATACTGAAGTCACCAACTGAAAGTGGTCCGTTTGGCTGGGCTGGTGAGGCGAATCAAGGAACTATCTTTAAAGATCCAGCAAAGCCAACCATTCGAACCTTCTCGAACTTCGACGACCTCAGTACTCTTCAGTGGCAGGGAGAGGGGTATGCTCCGGCTATGGAAGGACCAATGCCGCCGCGGGAAGCTGGGTATCCTAGGTTTGAAGTATTTCCTGGTGGGCAGGCTCGGGAGACAGGGACGCAGTTGGCGCTTCCTCCTGGACAGCAGCTTGGGCTTCCTGCTGGTCAGGGTCAGCAAATGCTCCCGGCTTCTGGAGTGTTTGGTCCTAGGGGTCAGTGGAGTGTGGTATCGAAGGTTGAGAATCCCTCTGGTGGTGCTGGAGGTGGTGGGATATTTGGTCTTTCCTCGAAGGATGTTCCAAAGAAAACTGTGATTGGAAAGACACCTGAAGGGAATGCTATCTTTGGGTTAAACCGAAAAGCGCAGGAAAAGATTTTCAAAAGCCTGGATGATGAGCAGGCAGTGCTGGTTACTGATCAGGTTTTGAATGGTGGGAAATCACTTGAAGACGCGTTGGAGGGAATGGCAAGGACGAGGGCACTTTCAGGAGCACTAAAGAAAACTGAAGATGCTATTGCTGTTGCTAAGCCGAAGACTACTGTACTGCCTCCTGACGAGGTTATTGGGTACGAAGGAGCAGAGGCGGCCGCTGAAGCTGGGAAGGCCGCGAAGGTACTGGTGTTGAAGCAGGAAGTACAGGCGGCGAGTGCAGAGTTGGCTGAGAGGGCGGCTGCTGAGACAAGGGCGGTTAGAAGCTCTGCGAATATCTTGAGGGAAGTTGGACAGGGTATTGCACCGAAAGGTAAAGAAGCTTTGGTGCTTGCAGATGATCTCACTGAGGAAGCATGGGATGAACAAGCGAGATCGGTCTTAACGTATCTTGGGGATAAGATGCGAAGGACTGGCGTTGCAGTGCCTGAAGAAAGAGTTGCTCAACTGAGGGCGGAAAAGGCGAAGGGCGTTGCGAAGCATTCTGGGAAAGTTAATCCAAGAACAACGCGGGCTGAACAAGCTGTTGCTGATACGTCGCAGGAAATGTCTGACTTTCAGAGATTTGCCAAAGGGGAAATGGACGAAGGGAAGTATCTTAAGAACCTCGAAGATCCAGATTACAGAGCGACTGAAGCTGAAAAGATTTACAATACACTAGTAAAGGCCGGGGTTCCTGATGAAAAGATAGACACCCATAAGGCTTTTGAGACTTGGCGTAAGATGGTTAAGCCAATTGTTGAGAAAGAGCTTGAAGTTATTCAACCGGTTGTTGATGACCTTACTGAATTTGGTGGAGCAAAACTAACCGATGGTACTTCCTTCGGTTCGCTTATTCCACTAGGTGCTGTAGGCCTCACTACTGTAGCGGCGGCATTAGGCTTAGCACCCACCGACGCTGAAGCTTCTGTAGTTACAGAGATGTTCAAAGGTGTCAAAGCACTTCCAAAGGCGTGGATTCACACAGCAAAGGAAGCGGCGGCGATCAAAGGTATTGGGCATAAAGAAGAAATGGGTATGCTCACTAAACTGGTAAAGAGCATGGATGAGTCAGGAATGGTCGCACGGGAAGTTGGAACGAGTAAGGTTCTGCCACCTAGAGCAGTGGTTCCTAATTATGTTTCACTGGTAAAGGAAATGTACGGGACGCTTGAAGCTGGGGTGAACACCAAAGCCAAAGGCTTTGCCCACGGCGTTGAAAGAATTCTTTCACCTTACGCCAGAGGAAATGTGCATTACAGAGTTGGTGCTAACCCAGCTGTGCATCTTGCGCATATGCAAGCTAGTGCAGGGGTTAATACCACCAACGCGTTCCAAGCTTTTGAAAACATCATGCGAGATGTTAAGGGCGGAAAGACTGCAGCAAGGGAAATTATCCAGGAATTCGCTCCTCTTGCTGAAAAGTATTCTGGTGTAGTTGAAGCTCATAATGTATGGACTACCAAGGTAAAGCAAGGCGAAAAGGCTATTGCGGCGCTGGAGAAAAGCCTTGGAAAGAAGAACATCCATCCTGATGATGTCGCTTCTATCACAAGAAGAAAGGATGCTCTTGAAGCAGAACTCGCTACATTTAGAAAGGGTTTGATTGAATCAGAGCCAGAGTTCCAGAAATACCTTGCTGAACACGATGTGCTACTGAAGAACGCCGCGCAAAAGTACCCTTCCACAAGGGTGTTCCTTGCGGCTGAAGACACCGCTGATAATGAATACTATCCTTGGCTTAAATCTCTTTTGACCAGCGAGGAAAAGGTTGCGGCTACCCACCTTAAAGCAATGATGAAAACCTATGAGGAAAGCATTGTTGCTCAGGGAATGAATGTCATTACTGAAAGACCGTACATGCATTATAGCTGGCATCCTAGCTGGAAGGAAGCATCAGCGGCAAAGTATGCAGAAAGAATTGGCGTTGAGCTTCCCATTACAACGGTTCCTTTTAATCGGTTTCACTCAAGGACTCTTAACGCGAGGCCTTTGGTTCCTGATGCTTGGCACTCTATTCAGAGCTACGTTCCAATGGCTGAAAAAACTCTTGGCTGGAACCAGTTCTGGAACAAGAAAGGAAAGATGGGTGAGAGCTGGTACCACCACATGCGAAGCAGCACAGTACAAGGTAACCCAAAGCTCAGAAGCATGTGGAACGCTATTCATGATGCGTCAATTCCAGCGCGCCAGACTGAAGTAGATAAATGGGCGAATAGGTACTTTCAGTTTGAGGTGTTTAGACTCCTCGGTGGTTCACCCAGCGTAGCGTATAAGCATCTCTTTAAATTGACTGGTACATATGCTTCGAGTGGTGCCGGTGAGGCAGCTGCACACTTCGGCGAAGCAGCAGGAGCTATAACCAGGCAGTGGAAAAACGATCCACTTATTAAGGGGATTGCATCGAAGCTTGGACTGAAGCCTGGAAAGGAAGGGAAGTTTTACGACGATGCACTTAGGACTTATATTCACCAGGCAAAGAGAAGCAACATCCTAGACGACTATGAATTGCTTCCACCCACGCAGCTTAGCTGGCTCGACAACATGGTGCAGAACATCAACCATCATGCTGGCTTTATGACATCTGGTATTGAAGGATTGGACAGAGCGCATCAGTTTCTCACAGCCAGTAGCATGGCCGCGAAGAGAGGGCTTACAGCACGAGATGCGAGCTATGCGATTTACGACGGTATCTTAAAGAATAACTTCCTTGGTGGTGTACTTAACCCGGCATGGGCAAAGAGTCCTACAACGCGCGCCTTAATGCTGTTCCAAACCACGGCATTTAAGATTCTTGAACGCCGCCTTATCACTGGAATGCAAACAGGAAGAGCCCTCTCTGAGGTTATGAAGTCTGTGAAGGGAACTAACTGGACCTACGATAAAGTACTTTCTGAAATGAAAACCCTTAAAGACTTTATGCTCAAAGGTGAGTATGAGTTTAAGAAAGGAATAATCACCGACGCACTGGCGACTGAACGGGACTTCCTCGGACAGTACAGCGTTCGCCAGGCAATGCGTGAGATGATTTACGGTGGGATTATCCTGGGAGGCGGCGCAGCAATGGGACATGACTACAGTCATCATCTCTTTCACCTTCCGTTCCTTGGAACCAATCAGAATGGAGAACCACTTGTCGGTATGTCTCCAATCGCGCGGGCTGCTTGGGACACCGCACACGGTAAGAAGTTCGGTGGAGAAGCTAGTGACTTTGGTCCTGCAGGAGACTTCTTAAATAACTGGTTCCGTAGCCAAGGACCTATTCCGCAGATGCTAAACAAAACACTTAACATTAAAACTGACGACATCCCAGAAATCTACCGTGAAGAAGGTTTCCTCCCGAAGGAGTTTAGGTACTTCTTTGCAATTCCTTCCACCAAAGAGAAAGAATAAACAGAATGGGAGAAGGGTCAACTATTGACTTTTCTCCCGTTTTAAAACTGTTGACAATCTTTGACTTTGTAGGTAGGGATTAAGTATGGATGGAACTTTTTAAGCGATAGGAGGAGAGGATGCCTACACCTGTTGAGCCTTTTGTTGTAATTACCTCCGCACAGGTTGTCGCGCTTGCAGTAGCGTTGGGGATTGGAGCGAGTGGGATTGTAGCTGCCACTATGAAGTGGAGTTTTTCGAGGAACATGAAAACTATTGATGACTCTATCACTAGCTTGAAAAATGACTTCAAAGCAATGAGTGATAAACAGCACGCAATTGAAATGCAGTCAGTACAGAGGGGTGAGTGTACTATCTGTAGACAGGAATGTCAGACAAGGATTGTGGAGTACCAAAGGCTCGCAATTGAGAATGACAGGATTCAGAATCAAAAGCTGGACAATTTATTGCTGATGGTAGCGAATGTGAACAATGGGATTGGAGGTGTTAAGAATGGACTACCAAAGAACAGTACAACCTAATGGCTTTATCTTTAGTAAACGATCTTTGAATAATCTGAAAGGTGTTCATCCTGATCTGGTGAAGGTTGTTGCGAGAACACTTGAGTTGACTGTTCAAGACTTTTTGGTAAATGAAGGATTGAGGACACAGCAAAGACAGCAACAGTTACTTGTGAAAGGAAAAAGTAAAACACTTAACTCGCGGCATTTGACTGGACATGCCGTAGACTTAATACCATATCCGGTAAATGGAGATTTTGACGAGGATGGTATTTTAAACATTGATGACTGGGACCAATACTACCCTATCGCAAATGCGATGAAAGAAGCTGCTAGAGAGCTTGGAGTTCCAGTTGAGTGGGGAGGGGATTGGAAAAGTATTTTAGACGGCCCGCACTTTCAACTTCCTTGGAAGGAGTACCCGAAATGATTCGAGATGACAGTGTTGTGTATATGCGAACGGTGCTGGAAAGACCGCTGAATCGTGTACTTACGATGCCGCATTATTGCCCAGGGATGAATGGAACGCAGGATATTATTCCTGCTGGGTTTGAATGGGATGGGTCAAGCGTTCCGTATTTACTGCAATTTATTATTCAAAGACATAGGCATCCTGTAGCATCTTGTAGGCATGACTGGCGGTGCAGAAACGCAAAGAATGCTGCGGAAAGGAAGTGGGCTGATGCACAGTATAAGATTGATGTTGGTTCTACTAGCTGGAAGGTCACGGCGGTGGCTGGATATGTTGGAGTTAGGATCGGTGCAACTTTTGGAGTGGGGTGTAACTATTGATAAAAGAAAGGGAGGCTTTTAAACCTCCCTTTTTCTTTCCCTTTAATCTACCCAAGCATATGCGATGCCGGGTTCTCCTCCGGCCGCGCCGACGTAAGTTCTTTTCACCTTCCCAGTTCTAATCGCAGTTTTAATTACATTATCAAACTTCATCGCATCCATGTCACGCCAGACAATTGAGAGAAGCTGCTTCTCAGAGATTGTTTTGTGTTGCTTTATCAGTGCCATAACAGTGTCCACTTCAGACGTTACGTTTGATCTGCCGATTGCACTGAAGACTCTTCCCATTGACTGCTCTACTTCCTCAACGTCCTGGATAGAACGGTGCAGGATTTCAGGAGTAATTTCCAGCGTCGCCCCAGATTGGGCGGCGGCATTTATCTGACACATCTTACAAACGAATACGTGCTTTCGAGAATACCAACCATTGAAGGATGGGTCTGGGCAGATTCGTCCTGTGTCTTCGATGTCAAGAGCGTTGTACCATTTAATCCACTCTTGTTCCGCGGCTTTATTGAAGCGGTAGGAACCGGCTATTTGTGAGATAGAGAAGAGGTCCTTTTCAAGAAGACCTTTGACGCGGGTCATCTCAGGAGTGATTACTGGAATTGGGACTTTCTTACTCTTTCCTCTTGCATATACAAATAAAATGCGAGACGTAAGACCGCCGCCGATAGCAATAACAGGAAGCGATGACGCCAGTGACTCCGGCGTAGTTGCTCCCAAGATGGACAAGAACACACTTGGTACAACCGTCTCACCCTGTGTCTTCGTGCGATACTTAAATTCTTCATCACCGCAATCGAAGAACTCTGTGAGGAGAACAAGCATTTTTGTGTTGTCATTTTTCTGTCCTAAGAAGGTTTCAAACTCTGTTGAGCAAATTGTGAGAGAGGAGTGGCGGAGTATTGTTCCAGTAGGCAGGATCGAATCCGTAGCCACCTGTGCACATTCCTCTAGAAGGGCTTCCCTAGTTACTGCGTCGGAGGCGACGTTGATATCTGGGATAGCTTTCATGATTCCTTTTCCGTAAGAGATAGCTTGAGACTTCCTCGCTACCCCTGGCTCCGCTACCAGTACAACATAAAGGTTAGGATAGATTTTTATGCGACCCAGTTCGAACTTTACTTTCTTTCTCAGTGCCGCAGAGATAACACTGAACGCCACCCAGCGGTTAAACATGGGATGACTCTCAGTGTCGTGTGTGTAGTCACAGTATGCATCAATCCAGTTATTTAAATGTCTCATTTAGTTCCTCCCAGAAAGGTCAATTATTGACTTTTCTTGGGATGTCAAGAAACAGTTTCCATTTCACCCCAGGTGTCACCGGCAGAGAAGTCTACGTCGATTGTGAACTCTTCTCCTTGGTCGGTGTAAAGAGGCATAATCATGTTCTCTCTTAAGGCGTTAATTGCGTCAGTAAGTTCGTTGGGCTTGACGTAGACGTACACTGCGTCATGAAGCTGAAGGGCAATGTGACACCAAGAGTTGAGATTGTTATAGATGTTAATAAGGGCGTGGTTAAGGAGATCTCCAACAGTGCTCTGAGGGATGAATGAATAGGCACTTCTAAAAAGCGAGTCTCCCCAGCGGTCAAGGAAGCGATGCTTTCTTCCAAAGAGGTTTGTAAGAACTCGAGTGCGCTGGAGTTCATCTTGGATGCGTTGGTGCCAGAGATGAAGCTGAGGAGTGCCTGCGTGGTAGCGGTCAAGATATGATTTAGCTTCTTTCTTTGAGATACCGAGGCGGTTGGCAACGACATCTGGACCTGCAGAGTAGTTGGTGTTACCAGTGACACTGATGATGTCTCCTTTACGGATTAGGTAATACGAAGATGGAACTTGCATGGAGTAAATATAATCGCTGTACGGAATGTAGTTTCGTTCAGACTTATCGAAACACACCGCATCTACTTCAGATATGTTTGTTGTGTATACTGTTGGGTGTGTTGCGGATACAGTACCTTTGCGCCCGGAGAGGTGGCACATGGTAGCTACCCAGTCACAGTTTTCTTTGTACTGAGAGTAATATTGCCAGCTATTTCCGGATTCATTACGCCGTGAATCCCACCAGCGCGTTTCGTCAACCATCGCTGACATTTGCGCAGAGGTGAGATTAAGTACCCAAGGACCAAACATTTTTTCAGTTTGAGCGATGAGTGCAAAAAGACTGATGTTTGGTTCGTTACTTCCTCCGATGTAGAAGTCATGCTGGATTCCGTCAGGACGTACTGTTTCAGTGAACATAACTTCAGCGTCAGTAAGGAGCTGCCGAAGACGGATGAGCTTTCGTTCCTTCTGAATGTGAAAGGTTATTTCCTTTTTCATTTCGCGCTGACGGTAAGAACCATCTGCTTGTATTGCGACGAACAGGCGAAGGACTGACTCAGAGAAATTACATGTGATCTCTGGTTTGTACTGACCAGCAACTGGGATTTTGTAATCAGCATTGCGTGTGTCGAATACATCCTGACTGAGGCGGACGTACTTCTTCTTGTTCTTTCTGTTTACTACAAGCATCCGATGGTCGGGTGATACTACTTGATGGAGTGCCGGCTGCTTGAATTCGTAGAGTACTCCGTTGTATGGGTACTGTACTGTTTCAATTGGTTTCGTGAAGGAGATGGTGCCGTCTTCCCAGTATTGCGCAACTTCGTCTGTTTCTTTGCTGAAGGTAGAGATCTTAATCCACCCGCGTTTTGTTAAGACTTCGGTGTCCTTATCGACGCAGGCATGGCGGATAGTTTTTCCTACTGTTCGTTGTTCCTTTGTGACGTCAAGAACTGAGCATCCGAACATTGATGCAGCAGTTATTTTGTGTACGTCCCAGCCGTTGGCTTTGCACTCTTCGTCACTTTTGCCGAAGGAATCTTGGAAGAGTTTCTTGAGCTTTACATCGTTGATGAGGTAAGCAACGACGACAGCCTCGGCTTGTTTGTAGTCAGCTTGGAGGAGGATGTATCCCTTGGGAGGGACGAAGATTTTTCGTGCCGCCTTGGGGATGTTTTGAAGATTGCCTGGACCGTATGGGAGGATGATGGAACCTGAGGAGGACCATCGACCGAAGGAACGGTAGGAATCTTCGTCGTCTACTACGAATCCTTTATTCTCGCGGCGCATTGTTGCGCCTGTGATGTTATAACAAGTGTGTACACGGCCTTCGGGAGAGACTTCAATGTCAAGGAAGTTTGATACGAGTTTGTCAAGCTTCTTGTAGCGCATAATGAGAGAGAGGGCTGGATGTTTACAAGTTCGCTCAAGATTAGCGAGCGCTGTCGCATCCGTAGTAACTGTACGAGCGTCGTTTGCAGACTTACGGCGTTTGTACTGGACGGGAAGTCCAAGGTCGATGTAAAGAAGTTGCTGCATTTGTTTAGGAGATCGAAGGTTGATGTCTTTCTTAAGGATGCGGTTGAGTCCTTCTTGGATTTCATCCATTTCCTCCTGCGCGAAGCAAGCGATTTTTTGCCGACGGTCCTCGTCGGTGAGGATTCCTTGGAGCTGGAGCATAACGGCTGGGTAGATCTGGGACATTTCAAACATGAAGACTTCAGTTAGACCCTGCGCGTCGATTTCAGCTTTGAGTCCCTGGTAGATTCCATAGGTGTTGGCGCAGTCAGCGGCGTTGTAAAGGCCGTTGTCGTCGCCGCCAGTATGTTTCCACGCTGGGACTGTCAGGAACATAGAGGCAAGGTAGGATAGGCTGCGTGGGGTCTCTGGCCATACGACGTGCGCAGCGATGTGGGTGTCAAAGAATAGTTTCTTTGGGAGCACTCCAACGTGGTGGAAGATAGCACCGATGTCGAATGAGCCGTTTTGTAGGATTACTGGGCAGTGGTTAAGGACATTCGTGACTGAATCCCAGAAGGCAACTTCATCCGCAGTGGAGTACTTTGGATAGATACCATTAAGGATTCCAATGGACATTCCAAAGTTAGCGTTATGAGCAAAGCCCACTCGGTGGGTGTGGCAGCGGTTACCTGTGGTTTCGATGTCAAAAGCGACTGGGCATTCTTGTTCAGCAAGGAAGTCACAATACTTAATCCATTCCTCCAAAGAGGCTTCAGGGATGAGAGTGCGAGAGTCTGGGGGCATCTCTCTGGAAGTGCTTTCTCGTACAGCCTTTCGAAGGTCCATCACTACTGTGAAGGACTCTTTCCAATTCTCAATGACGTAGTGCGGGTCAAAGGTTGGAAGGACTTTGAAGCCAGGAACGAGTGAGCACTCACAAAGATACCCGCGGAATTGGGATATCTTTGTGAAGCCGGTGAGTGCCCAGAGGGCAGTGCGTCCCATAGCTACGATGACGTTGGGTTTGTATGCTTGGATGTCGGCGGCAAGCATATTCATCCATTCGCGCAGCATAGGTTTGGGCTGGGTGCAAAGGCGATCTTCAAAGAAGATTGAGATGTTTTTACCTGGAGGCATTTGGCGAGCCACGTTGGTAAGAAGGCAGGACTGTTTGAACAAGCCAGCAGCAGAAAGTAGCTGGTTTAGTACTCTCCCGTTGGTGCCAGCAAATGGTTCACCAGTCATCTGCTCTTCTTTACCGGGCGCGCCGCCAACGAGCATTATGCGCGCGTTGGCAGGTCCTACGGTGTTGACAATACTTAACATAACGGACTCCTACTTAACACATTGCGTTGATGAGCTGCTGATTGCGGCTCCATTCAACAAGACGTTCGATGGTGACGTTGTAACTTTCATCAAGGATGTCACAGCCTTTTACGAAGCACTGCTCAATGCAAGCTGCTTCGATTGTTGAACCAGATCCCATGAATGGATCAACAATTACAGATCCTGGAAGAGCAACACGCTGGATGAGATTTCTGAGAAGTGCGATTGGCTTTTCTGTAGGATGACGTTTGGCTCCAGAGACAATAGGAGGACACTCGATCCAGTCAGGTTGGCCTTGCTTAACGAGCACCGAGTCAACTCTTCGAGCGTAGAGCATTGTTTCATAACATGATGCTGGCCAAGCGTGAGGGACGTTACACTGACCGACTTCGCGCTTGATCCAGATGATTGGCTTGGGGTAACAGAGCCACCCAACGGACTTGAACATTTCTTTAACTGCCCAGAAGTGCTCAGGTCCGCAGAAAATAAAAGCATGGGAAGAAGGTTTTGTAAATACGATGCTTCTTTCTGCAAGCTCACGATAGAGTACGAGAGCTCGCTCGGTACTATCATCGAATGAAAAGCCAGCTGAGTTAGTGCCGCCTGTAATTCCTCCAACAGACGTGGCAGTCTTGTCAATGTCGATTCCGTAAGGCGGGTCGGTGAGCAGGATGTCAACGCTTTCTGGTTCGAGCTTGAGATAGAACTCTTCCGCAGGACATTTGAACACTTCGTATGGGAGCCGCTCAGTCTTCTGCATAGCAGCAATTTCAGCTTGATACCCTGCAGACTTTTCCGCCCGATTAGAGACTGATTCGATTGCTTTGACAGCCTTTTTAATCTCTGATGCTTTCTTGCAGTTCTTAAGCTCAGGGAATCGGTTGACAGCATCGGCGAGGGAGAGAGCTTCGACAATCTTTGCCTTTGACTTTCCAAGGAGATTGGCGGTGTCTTGAAGCGTATGGCCCCCTTTACGACCGGAAGTAGATTCACCAAAACGCTGTTGCTTAAGAGCGTGGATTTCAGCAATAGCTTTAAACTCCTCAGCCGGAGTGAATTGTTTTCTTTGGATGTTTTCTTCAATTTCAAGCTCCCGCATGGTCAGCGAATCAACCGCGTCGTTGAAGATACAAAGGACATCTATCTGAGCTTTAAGACAGGCTGCCAAGCGGCGACCTCCAGCAATCAACTCCATTTCCCTGTTGAGGACAATAGGCTGAAGCTGGCCTTTTTCTACCAGTGAAAGAGCAAGATCATCAACATCACCCATTTCCTCACGAAAGCGTGGGAGGTCTTTGTTGACCTTTACCTTCAACGGTGAGATGTAGAATACTTCCATCTGAGGGCGCGCAGTTCCTTCCATTAGAAATTCTCCCAGTTAGTGTTGTAGTAAACGATTTCAGCCGGGGCGTTGGAGAGTTCTTGATTGTTGGTGAACCAATGCAGTTCCTTTCGGATTCCATTTGACTCTTTCCAACAGGGCATCTGCAGTACAATTGCGTGTGTAGCCATTCGCATGAAGGTGAGGTTTATGTTCCACCAAAAGCTGACGTCGCGGGGGAGATCCCGAGAGCGTACAGCTACTTGATGATAGTGGACAATGGGAGAAAAGAAAACATAATCACTGAACTGTGGTTTCTCCATCAGCTCAGCCACCGCGCACGCAGCGTAATGGGCACGAACATTCATCTCAACTTCAGAGGGAGAGGTGTAAGGGGATAGGACATAGACGAATGGCATTGAAATTACTCCACGTTTTTAAGTGCTTTAAGGGAGAGGCCGAGCTTTTTCAAAAGAGCTTTTTCTTCAGGGGAAAGCTTTGCGGCCTTTGCTTTTTTAGGACCAGTGCCTATTGCGACACCGCGCTTTTTTGTCTTAACTGCGGCCGGGGCTTCAAGTTCCTTTAGGCGTTTAGCTCGATAGGCGGCGATGTGATTCAGCTTTTCGAGCGGGGTGAGGTCGTTGTAGTTAGTCCTTATCTGATGGAGTAGCATTTTCCTCTACCTCCCTTCGAAAGTCGTTGTACTTTAATGCTTTCTCAATATCCACTTGACCAGGATTTATCATGTGCGCATCTTTAAATCCAGCTCTCAAGCGATACTTTATTTCGTTTCCTTGGCAGTATGCTTTGTATCCTTCATCCCCAAGTACAAAGCGAATGATCTCTTTTACTTCCTTGTTGAATTGGTTATAGTGCTTTGGTTTGTGGACTACATTACCAGTACTCATATCACTTTCCCTCCATGACGATAAGGTCTTGTCTTGTTATACTCATGCTTCAATTCAATAATATGCTCGAGATCAACGTCCATAGCCCCCGCCAAATCAAGCACACGAATAACAGCGTCAGCCACCTCGACCCAAAATCCTTCAGGTTTTCCACCAGCGCCAATGTAAGTATCCATTTTCCCATCGCGGTATTCCTCAGTAGCTTCGGCGACTTCAGCAATAATGAGAAGGAGCTTCTCTGGGATGAGTTTTAACTTGTCCTCAGGACCAACTCCATCCCACCAGCCATGAGCCTTGGCGTTGGAGTGTATTTCATCCTGCCGCATACGAAGAGTTTTTGCCACTTTTCACTCCTAAGAAGGGCCGTGAAACCAATCGCTTAGTCCCACGGCCCGGTTGAAGAAAGGTCAATTATTGACTTTTCTGGTTAGGGTTAGACTTAAAGTTTACGCCTCTGCCTTGATGGACTTGATGTCGTTGAAGATCTTTCCTTCGTACTCCCGCAGGGAGACAACGAGAACGCAGCGGATGCCAACCCACTCGTGATTCAGGAGGGCGTCCTGGATCATCTGAGGAGTGGACATGTCAACGCGGAGGTCGTCGGCGAAACGCTTCAGCATGTTGATCTTGGTCTGACGTTTTGTCGATTTGCCGGAGGAGTTGGGGGTGTTCTCGTCTCCGGGGTTGGGGAGCCAGTTCTTGTAGGTCAAGGAAACGCCGTCAACAGGGGTCTCGCCGTCGGACATAACGGCTTCGTTGCCGTCCAACACGAGCTTCCAGCAGATGGTGTTCTTCTCAGAGTCGAACCATACCTTCGTGACGTTGGCGAAGTAGGTTCCTGTAGGGACGCTGGGATCAGCCTTGTACTCGTCTTCAAGGTTGAAGTCGGTGGTGATGTTGGCAACAGCGCCTTCGCCGGGGGTACCAGGATAATCGAAATCGCCGGGCTTGGAGGTAGACATGGTAATGCTCCTGTGGTAAGTGGTAAGTCTTACGGATTAAAAGGTTATGCTTTAGCGTTGGATTGGGCCGAGGCATTTGCCAGTCGAATGATCTCGTTGTAGTCGTTGGGAACGAAGTCTGGGAGATGACGTTCCTTTCCGCTGATGCGAGAGCGCGCTCCGAACATCCCCTTTGGGACAGTTTGGAGGAAGAAGTTAGTGTCCTTTCCCTTAGTGACGGCGGTAGCGAAGTACACTTCGTCAAAAAGGCCAGGGACTTTGGTGGAGAGTTGACCAGTGAGAAGGGGCCGCGCGTCAATTACTGCACCGCTTTCAGCATCTGTGACGATGTCAACGTGAGCAGTGAGGACGAGGTTACACGGAAGGTTTACGAATTTGTGGATTCTCCCTTCGACGAGGTTGCGAACCATCTGGTAATGGACGTTCCAAAGGGGACCGCCTGTTGCACTGCGCTTGGGGTCGAGCATCATAGCCCTTTCCATTGCGAGGTCAGTAAGGGTGGACGCGCTGTCGAAGATGACGGTTTTGTACTTCCCAGCGAGGACGTCTTTTTCCACCTGAGAAAAGACCTTTTCGAACTCGACCCAGCCTTTGGAGTTGAGCTGGAACTGTTCGTAGTCAACATCTTTTCCACGGTAGGTGAGGGCTCCTTTGTCGAAGTCGAAAAGGAACGCTGGCATGGGGAAGGACGAAGCGAATACGCTCTTTCCAGTTCCTGCTTTGCCGACAACCATACACTTGAGGAAGGTTGTGTCAGCAGTAAGGTCTTTACAACTTGGCATAGATCACCTCCGAAACAGTTTTCTTTACATCCCACTTCTTTTCGATGTAACCGGAGAGGTTTTCATCGCCGTAAGGTCGGTACTGGTCGCAAAGGCCGAGGAAGCCGCAGCGTCCGTACTGGTAACACGAGTCGTAGTTCTTGGGCCACTTTTCAGTTTCAAGACATCCTTCGATCTGGTGTACCACTGAAGTGAAGTGTTCTTCCCAGTCCCTTACGTTCTGTGCTGTGTAGAGTTGCGGGGTGCGCTGGAAGGCCATTGTGGTACTGCCCCATTCCCCGCTCTTCAGCTTTCGAGAAGTCAACTGGTGGAAGTTTATGAGGATTCCTTCCATGTCAAAGCCGAGGATTCTGCAAGCGTTCCAGTAACCGATTGTTTGTGCCGCACGGTTCATACGTTCTATCTGGGTGGTGAGGTACTGACCAGTGGTCTTGTGTTCCATCAACCAGTTGACGCCGTTTAGTTCAATCTGAAGGTCGAGCTTGCCGTCAAAGATGAAGTTTGGGAACTCAATGGAGAAGGCCTTTTCGACTGCAAGAACCTTCAGCATTTCTTTGTCAGCTTGGTAGTAGTTGTTGTACTCAAGGAACGCTTTTGTACAGTTATCGAAGGTACGGTAGTCGTCGGAGTAGAATTCCTGGATGGAAGATTCCTTTTCCCAGGTTTCTTTTCCAGCCTTAAACGCTGCTTCAAATGCGGCATGAGGGTTGGACCAGCCGTTCTTCATTACTTCAGTGTAAAAGCCGTCAAGGAATCCGTGCCAGGTGCTGCCGTAGCGTAGGGCATTGGAGCCTTGGGCCGGGGCGAGGTTGCGGATGTACTGCCAGTAAAACTTGCGAAGGCAACTGGAAGCGCAACTTCTGCGACTGTGGTCGATGTGAATTTTGGAGTTAGTTGTTTCCATTTTCGACCTCAGCGATAGAGATGGAAAGCTCAGGACGAATGTTGTCTTTGGTGTAAATATCGCCAGTCTTGTGTGAGACTTTTGATACTGAAAGGATTGTTGGGAGGGCTTTTGCTACTTCCTCTGTGTACGGGATAGCGAAATGCTGGTAGGAAATAGTAAGTATGAGATGTTTCATTTTATTTCTCTCTCGTTATGGTTAACCCAGGAAATCACATCACGTTGGTGCAACTTCGTCAGCTTTATGCTGGTGCTGGGCTTCTAAAGGTTAAATCTAAAATGCTTTTTAGAGATTGTCAAGGAAAGACTTTAAGGGGCTGAAGTGGTATTTCGACAGCCCCTAAAAGTGCAGTTAAATGTTGATGCCGAGCTTTGCGAGCAGGGCCTTTGCGGCCTCAGCCTCGTCGGTGGACAGATTGCCCAGACCTTCGGCGATGTTCTTCTTGGTGAGCTTGGGAGCTGCAGGAGCGCGGGTGGTCCAATCTCCGGACATCAGGCCTTCCCAGACCTTGTTGATGGACTCTTCAGCCTCGGCACCAGACTTGCCAGCCGCGGCATCACCCAGCTTGTGGCCCAGACCGAAGGGACCGAACTTCACGCGAATGTCTTTGGGCAGTGTGGCGAAGTCGAACTCCATGGGAGTGTTTCCTTCGACGGAAATCTTCACCACGGAACCTTCAATTTCCTTGGCCAGCTTCTTGGTCTTCTTCACTTCTACTGCGGGGGTCTGTTCGGACATGATCGTTCTCCAGGGTTTTAGGGTTAAAAAGTAAGATGTTTAATCCTTTACGGATAGCCGCTTCGACGGTGAGGCCGCGCTGAGCAATGGCGACTTTAAAGTCGGTGTATTCGTCATCGCTCACTCGGCAATAAAGTCGCTTCATTACATACCTGCCTCCCTCCCACTTTCAACGGTTGATGTTCCATTTCACATGCAAATTAACAATACCCATTTCCAACCATCTGTCAACACTTTTTTAAAAGTTTTTCACTTTTATTTTCAAGAAAGGTCATTTTGTGACGTTTCTTATTGCGGTTAGCTCACCAAGTATTCGGCCCGGTTGAAACTTTCCAACATGTGGTTCCATTTTCTTATCAATGGTAAGGATTTTATCAGCTTGGTCGAGAAATTCCTTTGTGTACCAGCCGACGAGATTTCCATTTCTCCAATACTCGCGGCGAAAGGTTTCTGGGTTGTCGAAAATACAAGTTTTGTTTTGTGTCATATGTTTACTCCAACAACGTCAAGGGCTACAGCGCACTTTGGAATTCCATTCACAGTGGTTAAGGCGTCATGCTTTACTCGGAGGAGCTTTCCGGTAAGCGTATCACGAATTTCCCAGAGAGATTTTCTTCGAGCTTTAGTGAGAAGCTTTCCACTGCCCACTCGGAATGGAGTATTGTCTTCTCCAGTGACGATAAAAGCGCCAAGCATTCCTTGACACCACCCCTCTCCTTCGACGACGTCGAGTATGCGATAGTGATCTTCCTCGGTGGGTTTGTATTTGAGGAGGAATGGGGTGCGCTTTTCTGTGTATTCGGCGTTATAGCCTCGGAGAATGATTCCTTCGTATCCATTGTCGATGTACTCCTGTAAGGGTTCGCGCCAATCTCCGGCGACGAGCAATCTGGTGTCGACGAAGTGTAGCGGAGGGAGAAAGGTTTTGTTGAAGAGAAAAATGAGGCGTTCATACTGTGGTCGAGGCATCTTGAAATCGAAAATATGGAACTGCATTTCTTCAACTCTTCCGTGAAGCTCTTTTCGAGATGCCGAAGCAATTGAGTGGATAGTTTCAAATGGCTCTCCGTGGATGTAGAGTTCTCCATCAAGGCGGATGCCTTGGAGGTTTTGTTGGATAAGGGCTGCGGTTATGTGTGGGAGAGTGAACTCGTTGCCGTAGCTTGAAATGAGCATAGGGGTTTCTCGGTTGAACCACTCTACCCAGCAGCGTTCGCCGTTGAGTTTTGGCTGGAGGAAAAATCTCTCGCCTAACTGGGCTACCCTGCGCTCTGATGCTGGGTGTGCGAGCATGATTCCAGTGCGTTCTGGGCGGGCTTTAACAGCCATTAGAGTCCTCCTCTTCTTTAATGGTTGGGAAGAAAAGTTTCCTTTCGATCTCAGATATCTCCCCAAGGTGCTCCTTTATTTCTTCCTCAGTAAGGCCGTCTTCGATCATAGCCTCCAACATCCTAAGGCGCGTGGCGTCAGTGCCAAGGTTGGTGCGCTTTACTGTCCATTCCCCGGAGGCAGTGCGGACTTTTGTGAAGAATTCTTCGTGAAGAGGGTTCTTTCTGGCGATGACAACCCAGAGTTTTTTGTCCTTAAAGGTTCTCACTACCCTTAATTTTAACTGGACATCCACTGGAGCATTTACCATTGCCTCCTTAATTACCTTTTCAGTTTTCTTCTGCTCCTGCTTGTCCTCACAGGGGATGTAGATTTGTTCCCCAGGGGAAAGGTCGAGGGCTTGAAGGAAAAGAGCGTCATAGATTGTGGCCACTTTTATTCTCCTGTGTATCTAGTACCGCACGCGTTACAGTCGTATGTGCGTAATGTTTCTTCTTTTGTTCCCATATCGGGATGGTGGAATACATTACAGCCGCAAGAGCATTTAAATGCTGGCTTATCTTTGCCGTTTAAGTAAACCACTACTCCAGTACTATTGTGTACTTCTTTTGGTTCCTCCAAAAGTATTTCTTCATTCTCAACTGCAATGATAAAGTCATCAGCGTCAACCCAATTATAGAAATCTCGTAGGTCGTTAACGTACAGTAAGATGTCTATCACCTTACGCTTAGGGATGTTAAGGTAGTTTGAAAAATCGGTAACTCTTCCAACGCCATAGGCTATCTGATGTTTATTCAGTGTCATTTTTAGTCTCCTTTTTGGTTTTCTTTCGTCTCTCACCTTGCGTTTGCCTTCGGCAATTTTTACACTTGCGTGGAATACCACTGGAGTTGTCGTCAATATAAACTCCGCACAGTTCACAGAGAACTCCTTCAAGGATCATTTCTGATATTTCTCCCATCTTCAATACCTCACGTCAACCCAGGAAAAAGTAAAGGCGAGCTTAAACACTTCCACAGAGTTAGGATAGGTTAGGACTGCGATTTGGTATTCGAGCTTTATGATGTCGGAATAATCCTTTTTACCGTACTCCTCGGCGGCGAGAGCGGCTTTCTTTTGGGCTGCGACTTGCGCGGTGCATACTACGTCGTCAAGCTCAACGAGGTTTTCGGCGATGAAGTCAGAAAATTCTATTCCAGTGAGGAAGGTTCCTTTTGGGACAAAAAGTTCAAACTTAACGTCCTCCAGTTCTTCCAGTTCCCCATCCAACTGAACGTCAACCCCCTTTGAGCCCCAATACTCATAAGGTCCAACACCGTTGTCTACTTCTTGGATGGATGGTGTTTCCAACTTAAGCACTGCGGTACAGAGATCTTCTATTTTTTGGTATCGCTGAGTTTTCATTTAATCGTCCTCCTTTGAAGTGTGATACAGAGTTTTATAAGTTCTTCCTTATCCAGAAGACCAAGGACTTTATTGCAGCAAGAGCATGTTAAGTGAAAGTCATTTCGTTCTTGCTGAACAGCGGCGGCTGAGAATTCTTCCTGGGACACCACAACACTATGTAGTATTCCACCTGCAACAGTAAGTTCCTTTTGCATCTTAAAATAAGTTACTGTCTTTGATCCGCAGAGTTTGCAAATGTCAATGTGTGCGAGATAATACTCTGTGAGGAAGCAATTTTGCTTTCTCTTAGAATCTCGTTGAACTTTCTTATCCGCGGCTTTTGCGAGAGCGGCGACCTTCTCAGGAGTAAGACCTAGCTTCTTCATCAAAGAAAGTTCTTCCTCAGTAAAAATCCTTTCGTCACTCATGGTGGTTATAGCTCCTGTGAGTTTGAGGGAGTGCAAGTTAGAATGGAGTTAATTGCTTCCACTGCCTCTGAAGGGGAGATTAACCCCTCCGCGAGGTCAGAATTTATACGGTCTAAAATCCCTTGGTGTGGGTGCGGCTTTTCAGAAAGGTCATCTTTTGACCCTTCTTCCCTTTCGACAAAAAGCGAAGAGGTTTTAACCCGTTTGGGCGTAGGGTAAAGAATGTCAGGTACTCCCATGGAGATGGTGACTGAGGTAGCTTGACGGGAAAGAGTGAGGTTTTTCGCAGCGGGGAATTTCTGCAGAGCAGAACGCAGAGCGGTGCGAAAATAACAGTATTCGTTGTGCGCGATTTTATCAGTGGCGAAGGTATAAACATAGGATTCTCCTGGGTTTAGCTCGGCGCAGGCTTTTAAGATGTTTGCGGTGTGTGTAGCAGCCATTTTAAACTCCTTTTTCTTCCTTTTGGATTACTGGAACAGGGCGCTCAGAGGGGCGAAAGAAAGTGAGAGTTTTCCCGCTGCGCGAAACCTTAAGGAATGGGGTGAAGTTGTGCTTCTTTATGGCGCGGGAGTACTGCATGTAAAGGGCTTTTGCAGTCTTTTCGCAGCCGCACGTTATCACTGCGGTTTCGTCAAACGCTAGGTCGTGGTCTAGCTGCTCTAGGATGTCGATGGTTCTCATAGATTTACTGCCTCCATAGCCAGATGATCAAGTGCGCTAGCTGAATTATTAAATTCTTCTTCTGTGTACGCTATTGTTTCGTCTCGTGCGATGCGTGCTTGATTTGCCGCTTTCATAGCTTCAATTCGTGCATACTCTGCAAATGCAAAGCAAAGGATTTTAACTAACTACTGGTTCATTCTGAAAGTTCCTCCGTGGTTCGGTCTACTGCGCGGGAAGTGATGGAGAATATTTCCATTAGCACTTGGCCGCGCATTTCAGCAAGGCGTTGGTATTTTTTCTTTAGGTTCTTTTGTTCCCTCACTGTTTCAAGGAGATCGGTGATGAGGGATACTGGATAGCCGTGCGGGACAGTCTTTGGGTCCCTTTTAAAATCTAGGATTTTCCTTTCAAGGGCTTGGAGGGCGTCGGAGTTAAGGGAGGACATTAGTTCTACTCCTTCTGCCAGGTTTTACGGTTTTCAATTTTAGAGGATGAGATTTCGTCAGTGACCTCGACCTCGTATTCACAGCAAAGAGAGTGCAGGGAAAAAAGTCCTTTCCCGCTAAAGGCTCCAGTTACTGCGTAGTGGTCGCCGCGATCAAGGATATGACCTTGGACTTCAGCTTCGTTAAGTGTACCATCAAGCCAACCAATGACGCGCTCGCCAGTGGTGAGGTTGACGCCGCTGACGAAGTATTCTTCCTGAAATGCAAAGGCCCCTGAGGTTGAAATGGTGAAAAGGACTGAGGCGAGAAGGAGCTTTTTAATCATTTCTTTCTCCTGCTTCTGCACGGTTGAGTTCAGCGATTAAGGCGCGGATTGCAGCAAGGCGAGGGAGATCGCTTTGTTTTATTTGCCGCTGGGCAACGCGCCGGGAGTAATCGAGGAGGTACTCTAAGAAGTTTAACATTACTGTTTCGCGCTGTGAAAGGGACATTTTAAACTCCTTTAATCTAAATCATGTTCAGTAACAACGCCGTAACCGTTGTCTCCTGGTCGAGTTTCACTTTCATTCGCAATCAGTCGGTCCACCTCGGCGCGGGCTGCAAATATTACTTGATCCCACTCATAAGTGACGGGCTGGCAAGTGTGGGTAGCCCAACGATCAAAACATTCGCACTCTCTCTCCCACGCCACCGCCTCCACCAGTGCGTTGTGACGGGCGAGGAGAGTAGTGTAGTCGAATTTACCAGCAATACGCCCGCACCCCTCGCAAGGATGCGTGATGTGTCTCAGGCAACCGGGATGGCTGCGCGGTTCGCCGTCTTTGTATTTGCTCATCTCCCTTCCTCCCCGACCAGCGAGGTCAGTAGTTCAGCGACTTCCTCCGCGTGGTACGAGTCCATGTCGCTGGAATGGATGTCCACATAGCCTCCCTCGACAGTGTAGTGATGCCCGGCATGATAGCCGGAATTATAGATGTGGACTGTCATATCCTTCAGTTTGTTGTAGCGGAAGAGAATGGTATTACGCTCAGCTATAACTTGTGCTAACTCACCAACGTCACCTGCTGACAATGACAGCGCACCACTAATATCCATACGATCAAGTATTTCACGCGCTTGTTGTTCTGGAGTGTTTGGCATCTCAAAGCACCTCATGGTAGCGTTTCTTGATTACTTCAAGATCTGAAAAGAAAAGAGGGAGCCTTTCAACGAGGTACTGCGCGAGGGGTTGCATTATGAGGCGCATGTCTGGATGGGCGTCCTTTTCCAAGCGAAGGGAAATAATATGTCTCCACTCGCGGATGTTCGCAGTAGCAACGATGTCAGTCTTTAGGTCGTTGGGAAGGACTCCCCGCGCGGCTTGTGGAGAAAGACCATTTTTAAGTTGCAGTGTGTAGTATGAAATTGCTGAGGTCATTGCGGAAATCCAAAGTTGTTTCGCGTGGTCAGTAGCAGTTTGGTACCAGTACGGTTCGATAAACTCTGCCGCTGTGTCGTACTTAACATAGCGGGTGGATTCCTGGGAGAATGCACAAAGGCGATGCCTTACGAGTTCGTGGGTAATGCCTCTGGAGGTGATGAATCGCACAGTGAGGGAGATGTGCTCTAAAGTACTGTGATGCCCCGATTCAATGCAGTGAAGGAGCAGCCTTTCGGCTGACCCCTCCTTCTGCTTTTCGAAAGATTGATAACAAGTGCGAGCGGCGGCCTCAAAAATCTGAAGGGCGGTGTGCTGCGCAGGGGTGATGATGGGAAAAACTGCAGGTTTAGTTATTTTTATCATCTTCGCTCTCCCCCGCAAGAAGTGCATCTGAAATTGCAGTAAAGAATTTTTCGCGCATATTCTTTGTGTAGGTATCTTCGCTAGGTATTAGACTGTTTTGTGTGTAATCTTTAAGCCAAAGAGCTTCCGCTTCTGTAAGCTCTAATTTTACAACTGTATTTTGTATGGTTGTAGCTTTCATTTCATTTCTCCTCTAAAAGCGGCAGGGCAGTTTGCCCCACCATGCTGTTGATGTACCAAAGCTGCCGTGCAAGAAGTTTGCAGTGTTGCATTACAAATTCCTTAGAACGAATCAGACTTTCAGAGTAATACCTAAAACCATCTTTATACATCTCGCGAGTTTGGTCGTCCATAATACTGAAATCCTTCCCATCCCCAGCATGGGCACAATCAAAGCCGAACCACCAAAGGTCCGTGTCTGGGACAGGATATAGCGTTCCTTCTCCGCCGTCGGAGTATGTCAGCGAACCGTGTACATCAATCACTACATCAAGGCGATTCATTCTGTTAGAAAATGCCGCGAAAAATACTGGAATTGCACCACGCGAGCCTATTTCAGCATTTTCCATAATTTCGTCAGTCACGAATGAAATAGCATCTGGAAGCGTTTCATTGTATTCTACTCCGTAGAGCACATGCCCTCTTGGAACTCCAACATACCCACAGCGATGTCCCATGTCAGTAATTGCTATTCCTACGCACCTGAGGCCTTCCTCTGAAATGAAATCGAACTCTACATTGTACGCCATTTTATGCTCCTTTTTCCTTTTTCTTTCCCTGGGATTGTTTCCTTTCCAGTTTCCCCTTCAACACTTCAGCGTTGCTAGTGTCCAGAAGGGTCACTTTTTGACTTTTCTTACCAAAGCGCACTTCCAAGGAGATGGGTTTCTTTGCCCTTTCGCAATCGAGGATGTTAAGGTAGGACCCCGCGCCGTGGTGAAGGGAAAGGATCATAAAGTCCTTTCCATCGAGGTAGTGCTGGAGGACGTCTTTTTCAGAAAGAAGTTCCTTTCCATAGGCAGGCTTAACGGTGATGTACTCTGGCATTTTATTGCTCCTTGGTGGTGTAGGTTTCAGAAAGTTTTCTCCCCAGCCCGTGAAGGAGAAACGCCTCGTTAATGCTGATTTGTGGGGTTACTGGCTCCCCGTCCTTGATGTAAGTTTTAAGGTTGTGTACTGCGTCCATGGCGTCCTCTATCAGTGCAATAGTGAGGGCGTTATTCCTGCACTCATACCGCATCTGCGCGAGGTTTCCCAGCATACCAGAAAGGCGGTAAAGTCTAAAGTTCCGTTTCCTTGCCGCTTTCGCGGCTTTTGAAAAAGAGCGTTTCATTTAATTCTCTCCCTGCGCGTCAATCCAGGCAATTACATAGTACAGAAGCTGAATAAAAGGAACGCTCCTTTCAAAGGTTTTCCCAGTGAAAGCCCCGTCCACAACCACTTCAACATCAGGACCGTTAATAAGTATCTCGACATCCTTCCCTTTGAAGGAAAGGGGAAGTTTTGCCTCGGTGATGAAGGATTTCCCAGTCTTTGGGTGCCGGTAGGATTGAACCTTTAAAGAGCTCATGAAAGAAACCTCCAGAGTTTAAGGACAATTACTGAAATGGGGTAAGCCGCTGCCAGGATTAAAAGAGAAAGGATTGATTCCACCGCGTTATACCTCGCGTTTAAATGATTTAAAGCCTCAATGCCGGGAAGGAACCAAAGGCTGGTTCCCTCGCGGGGTGAGGATTTAAGGAAGGGCAAAAGCTGCGCTTTCCCTCTTTTCCGGGAGGTTTGCAATAAAGTCCATTATCTCGTTGATTGGGGTTGTGTCAGGCCACGACATCATTTCCTTGTTAGTGGGGTATTTATCCCAGAAAAGTCTCACGCGGTCATCCCCAGCTCTTTTGACAAGGCTGAGAAGACGGTGGTTCCAATACGCTGGAAGGTACCAGCTTTCAGCATAAAGCCTTCCACCTTGGCCAATTTCTTTTGTTGCCAGTTTCATCTTTTATTCCTCGTTGTTATCAAACGCCCAGACACTGATCATTTCAAAGTCATCTTCCCCAAAGCTCAGCTGGCATTTAACTTTAAATTCTGGATCAACCACACAATGGTAGTTTATCATCTCCACGCACTTCATTAAAAGTGTCGCATGATAGTGATCCATACCCATCCCAATCCAGCGATTTAAATCCTTGTCCAGCACCGTTGTGTTAAAAGCCATTTCATTCTCCCAGTTTAGATGGTTTGTGGGTCAGATATCTCTCATTCACAAAATAACAATGCCACAAAATCACACTACTGTCAAACACTATTTAACAGTTTTTCTTTCCTTTCCTTTCAGAAGGGTCACTTCTTGACCTTTCTTACGTTTCGCACCTCAAAACTACTTGAGGGTGCCACACTTCCACAGTGTAGGTGTGGTTTGGTTCCAGCTCCACGGCGCTGGTGTAATCCTGAAATACCTGATTCGCTACTAAGCCATAATTCACGGGTGGTCCACTTCTCTGAAGGTGCTGTAAATCTCTTTTCTTTTAAGGATTGGGCTTCCTTTCTTTTCCTGAACTAGTACAAAAAGAACGCTTTCCATTTCCTTTCTCCTTTTAAATCTTTGGGTACACTTGAACAGTCTCACACACCGCTATTTCAACAAAATACTTCGCAGAATAATCAAAGGTTTTAGCTGTTTCCCCATACTCAGTAAACACCTTTTCTGCCCGCAGTACCATTTCCTCAGGTGTTACTATTCTTGTAAAATCTCGCACCCTTTTCACAGTAGTTTCCTTCCCTTCTTTTACTTTAATCACACTAAACTTCAGCATTTTTCACCAACCTTGGCACTGGAAAAGGATTAGGCCTTCCCATTTCTACTATTAAAACACTCCCTTTCCTCGACACATTTAAGCACTTCTTCGCCGGGGAGGAATAGAAGTTCTTTTTCTTCATCTCCTTTTTAAGCTGCACATACTCACTATGTGCATGCTCTACACTTTCCATATCAAACTCCCATTTTTCCCCGGGCTCCAATTCCCTTGCAGCCTTTTCCAGCAATTCCACTTGGTACATGCCCATTTTTATTCTCCTGACGGTTATAGGTTATTGTTTATTATTTATCCAACATCATTTACCATTTACTGTCAAGCATTATTTATCAGTTATCAATTTATCACTACCTACTACCTACTACCTCTACTACTAGTCCTAGTTATAACCTACCCCACTTCCCCTACAAAATCCATAACCTTTTCCCTTCTCCCATCCTTCCCCATTGAAAGAAAGGACATTTATTGACCTTTCTTAAAGCCATTTATGCTCCCAGCTTTTCGCCGGTGGGTTAAATCCTTTCTTTCCTCCATCCTTTCCAGTCCTTTGAGAGTCAAACTACTTTGGGCTTTAAAGGTTTTTT